CAGATCATCACCCGAAACGGCGTGAAGATCCAGGCAGCCGGCGCCGGGCAGAAACTGAGGGGCTTGCGTCACGGCAGCTGCCGGCCCGACCTGGTCATTGTCGATGACCTGGAAAACGACGAATCGGTGGAGAGTCCGGAACAACGCAAGAAGCTGGAAAACTGGTTCTTTAAGGCGCTGATGAAGATCGGCCAGCCGGACACCGTCTTCATCGTGGTCGGCACCATCCTGCACTTCGAGTCGCTGCTCTCCCGCCTCCTGGTCAAGCCGGGCTGGAAGGGACAGAAGTTTAAGGCGGTGATGAAGTGGTCGCCGGCCGTGAAGCTCTGGGAGCGCTGGGAGGCGCTCTTCGCCGACATTACCGTCGGCAAGGAAGAGGCGGAACTCGCGGCGGATAACTACTACGCCGATAACGAGCGGGAGATGCTGAAGGGGACCGAGGTCCTCTGGCCGGAGATGGAGCCCTACTACTACCTGATGAAGATGCGGGTATCGGACGGCCCGGCCTACTTCGAGAGTGAAAAGCAGAACGAGCCGATCAACCCGGAGGACGCGATTTTCCTCGAGGAGTGGATCCAGTACTACGACGATGAAGACGTCGACCTGGAAGGGCTCAAGCACGCCGGGTCCTGCGACCCTTCCCTGGGGAAACGGTCCAAGAACGCGGACCCATCGGCGATCCTGGGCGGCAAGATGAAGGGCGGAGTGATCTACCTCACCGTCGCCGACATCGAGAAGCGCCACCCGGACCAGATCATGACGGACATCCTGGTCTATCACGAACGCGATCGCTTCGACGAGTTCGCCATGGAGGAGATCCAGTTCCAGGAGTTCTTCTCGAAAAGCTTCCAGAACGTGGCGCACGCCAAGGGGCTCACCATCAACGTCAAGTCGGTGAAGCCCAACACGGACAAGGACCTGCGCATCATCACCTTGCAGCCCTGGATCAAGAACGGCTGGATCAAGTTCCGCCGCTCCGGGATGGGCGAGCTGATCCGGCACCTGATCTACTACCGGGCCAAGGGGCGCGGCGGTCATGACGACGGTCCGGATGCGCTGGAGATGCTGAAGAACCTCCTGGAGGGAGGGATGATAGTAGCCGCGGTCGCACCGGTGGAAGCCAAGGCCGATGATTATCACACAGAACGCAAGAGCCGTCTGTTTGGCGGCTTCGGGCAAATGTTCGGAAGGGGCAACGCGTGAGAAATGGATTGAAGGTATTCCTGACACAGAAGCTGTTCGGCGCGCAGATCACCGCCCTGGTGGACGCCGGGGTGAACGGGCGCATCGACCGGGAACTGCCGTCCCTTGTGGCGAGCCGTGTCGATCAGGAGCTGCAGGCGCGTATCACCGCCTCCTCGCTCTCCTTCGAGGAGGTCGGCTTCCGCAAGCTGACCGGCAACCCGTCGCGGGTCCTCCCGGTGGCCACCCAGGAACGGATGTTCGAAATCTGCTACTGGTTGTGGAAAACCAACCCCCTGGCCCAGTTCATCATCGACATCATCGTCGCGTTCGTCGTCGAGGGCGGCATGCCGTTTACCTCCGACAATCCCGAGGTCAAGGCCCTCTTTACCGAGTTCTGGGAGAATAGCGCCAACCAGCTGGACATCTTCTTCGAGAAGCACGTAACCGAGCTGGGCGTGTTCGGCGAGCTCTGCCTGCCGGCGTTCGTGCTGGCCAATACCGGCAAGGTCCGGCTGGGCTACATCGACCCGGCCGATATCGAGTCGGTGGTGACCGACCCGCACAACGCCAAGATCACCATCGGCGTCAATCTCAAATCCATGGATAACGACCCCGCCCGGAAGCTGGCGGTCATCATCGGCGACGAGGAGATCGAGATCCTCTCACCCAAGGGCCGGGCGCTGTATGAGACCTTTACGGACGGGCAGTGCTTCTACTGGAAGATCAACACGCTGACCAACGAGCCTCGCGGCTGCTCGGACCTGTTTGTGGTCGCCGATCACCTGGACGGCTACGAACAGTTCATGGCCGATACCATGGAGAAATTCAGCCAGTACAACGCCTTTTACTATGACGTCAAAGTCGAGGGCGCCGATAACGAGGAGCTGCAGAAAAAAGCCGACCTATACCGTCCGCCCAAAAGCGGCGGCGCCTTCATCCATAACGAGAAGGTCACCTCCGAGGCCGTCTCGCCCAAGCAGAACGCCTCTGATGCCGATACCGGCGCCCGGCTGCTGCGCAATCACATCCTGGGTCCCAAGGGGATCCCGGAGCACTGGATAGGTGGCGGCGGCAACGTGAACCGGGCCACCGCCAGCGAAATGGACCTGCCGGTGCTCAAGATGCTCGGCCGCCGCCAGCAGACCGTTAAGCACATCCTGGAGCAGATCGCGGACTTTGTTATCGTCAGCGCCCTGAATGCCCGGTACCTGCGAATCAAACCGGAAGAGGCCACCTACGAGATCCAGACCCCTGAGATCAGCAGCAAGGAAATCGCTCCATCGGCCACGGCGGTGCAGTCGCTCTCCATTTCGCTCACGGCTGCCCAGGCCAACGGCTGGATTGACCAGCCAACGGCCCGCAAGATGTTCGCCTTTGCCTGCGACTTCGTCGGCTTCAAATATGACCCGGAGACCCAGGATATTCCCGACCCGGGCTACCAGGATTACGGAAAGGGCAAGACGGGGCCGGATTTGAACAGTGAGGCGAAACGCGGGCCGATGTAATCGCAATCCGTTGACACCCTGTTATAAACCGAATCTCGGCCGATTTAGGCCAACCAGGGGCATGAACACAGGGTTAAAACACAGGGGCGGCGTTTGCCCCGCCCGACCACCGACCACACGGGATAAATGATGGCTCTGACAGTTACCGACAAAATCAAATCCATCCTGGCAACCCAGAAGCGAAACGAATCGCTGGGAGCGGAGCGGGTGTTGTCTCTGCTGGATGAGGTTCGCCGCCAGATCATCGCTGAGCTGGTGAGCATGCCGGCCGGCAGCTACAGCGCATATTACCTGCAGTCCTCCCTCTCCTCCATTCAAAAGCACCTGGTGGATTGGGAGAGCACGGTCACCCGGGAATTGGGGGCCGGCTTGACGAATTCATGGGAGGCGGGACAAAGCCTTTTACCGATGGCAGCGGAAGCGGCCGGGATGGCTCTCCGACTCCCCTGGATCTCCACGCACACCCTGGACGCATTGAAGGATTTCACCTTCGGGAAAATCAGTGGGGTCAGCGGTGACCTCTTCAACAAAATCAAAGGGGAATTGACCCTGGGGGTTCTCGGCCAGAAGACGCCCCAGGAAATAGCCGGGCAATTGGCCGAAGCAATCAAGGACCACAAGCTCCCCGTGAACAAATGGGGGAGCCCGATCTTTAAGTCCGCCGCCGAGCGGGCGGAGGTGATCACCGGGCTGGAAATGGGGCGCGCCTTTTCCATCGCCACCGAACTGAGCATCGCCGCCGCCCAGGAGACGCTTCCGGATCTGAAACGGATGTGGCTGCACGCCGGCCATCCGAACGCTCCCCGCCAGTCGCATCTGCACATGCACGGCCAGGTGCGCAAGGTCGGCGCCGCGTTCTACGACACCTCCGCCGGTGCGAAGGTTTTTTATCCCCGGGACCCGCAGGCGCCGATCTCCGAGGTGATCCGCTGCGGCTGCACCCATATCCCCTGGCATCCCGATTTCGGCAGCGCCGAGTCGTTCAAAAATGATTTCGATGAAAAGCAGGAAGCAGCCAATAAACCGAAACGTCTCAACAAACAACAGGAGGCATGACCATGGCTAAGGATGGACAGAAAGAAACAGTAATAGTGGTAACCGAGGGAGTTGTCGCTTCCATGATCTCGGAGGCAATCAAGGGGCTGGCAACCGCTGAATCGATTCAGCTCCTGGTCACCGAAGAGCAGCTCCAGAAAAAGCTGGCGGAATTGCAGAAAGGCACGATCACCGAAGAACGCGCCGGCGAATTGTTCGATGAACTGTTTACGAACTCATTCGCCCAGGGCGAAGAACTGCTGCCGTACACCGCCACCCTGGGGCCCGTTGCCGGCGCTCCCCCGCAGCCCCCGGTTGACCCGGCCTGGCTGAAGGGGCTCAGCTATCGGGATGTCACCCAGGAGCGGCGCCTCGTCGAGGGGCGGCCCCGCCTGGTGCCCACGATTTTGGAGCGCGAGCTGGAGCCGGCCGACGTGATGGGCTACCGGGTGACCGACAGCCAGGTGTTCCTGGTCACCGCCGACGGCCAGAAGTGCACGGTGGAAATCTAGCCGGGAGAAGTGGTCTTCAGGGAGGAGTAAAGCATGTCGGTAATGAGTTTCAACGCCATAAGGGAGCTGGTCTGCGCCGCGATCTGCGCCGCGGAGGGCGCCGGTTTCAACTGCTACATCGTGGACATCTACCCGGACTCGGTGGTGTACGAATCGTGCGGCCCGGACGGCGTGGAGAAGTACTTCCAGCGCCCCTATGCGATCGAGAACGATGCGGTCACCCTGGGGAGCGCAACGGCGGTGAAGCGGGAAGTCTCCTATCAGCCGGTGACCGCCGCCTGCCGGATCCTGACCGCCGTGGAGGGGGACGATACCGGCAACCTCTGGAACGTCTGCATCCTGCAGTACGGCCTCTCCGTGGACGGCCGGCTTTTGTTCACCAAGGAGCGCATGTCCGCCGCCGTCGGGCAGTTCGAGGGGGCCAAGCTCTTCGCGCTTCGCAGTGGCCAGCATCAGGACGCCGCCAAGTTCGGCAAGCCGCCGGTGGATATCATCGGGGTGATCACCAAGCCCGAGGCCCGCGCCGACGGCATCTACGCCACGGTGGCATTCCTCCCGACCGGCTACGGCATCCGCGACAACCTGAAGGCTGCGCGCGACATGGGGGTATCGGACCCCTACGGTCTCAGCGTGGACATCGATGCCAAGGCCGCCGTGATCATGATCAAAGGCAAAAAAGTTTTGACACCGCTCGAAATCAACAAGGTGACCGTTGACGTCGTCTATGACCCCGCCGCCGGCGGGCAATTTCTGCAGATGGCCGCTGCCTACGAGGCAGGCCGAAAAGGAGATCAAATTATGTTCGACCAGCTTATGGCTGCCATTAAGGGGAAACGTCCCGACCTGCACACGCAGATCACCGCCGGCATCGAGGCCGGCACCATGACCGAGACCGACGCGGTGCAGCTGCTCGCGAGCGCCATCACCAAAGACGCCGGCTCCGGCGACTCCACCCAGATCGCCGCGGCGGTCGCTAGCACCCTGCAGTCCTTCCTGGGGGGAAGCGCCGCGGGAAACGAGGTGCAGCTCCTGGCCTGCGAGATGCGTCTCAACATCGCTTTGACCGACAGCGTCCTGCCGGCGCCCTCGCTCAAGAACCTGCGCGACGCCTTCACCGGCAAGGTCTTTGCCGCCGTTGATTTGGACAACGCCATCAAGGCCAAAAAGGAGGAGCTGGACGGCCTGATGTCCGGTACCGGACTGGTGCTGGAAGCCGGGCACCTGCGGGCCTCCATCGTCCAGGACCAGCAGGATAAGCATGTGCTCCGCCTGGACGACTTCTTCGACGGCAAGGTGCAGAGCTTCAAGGCTTGCTACCAGGACATCACCGGCGACACCAGGGTGACTGGCCAGGTGCGCGACGCGGTCAAGTTCCAGGCTTCGATCACCTCCACCGGTTTTTCGGAGCTGCTCGGCGACTCCATCGCCCGGCGCATGGTGACCGAATACAACGCCTCCGGCCTTACCGACTGGCGCAAGATCTGCACGGTCGTGCCGCTGGCCGACTTCCGCACCCAGCGTCGCCCGCGCATGGGCGGCTACGGCGACCTCCCCGCCGTGGCGCAGTCCGCACCCTACGGCGCCCTGGCGAGCCCGCTCGATGAGGAATCCACCTACGCGGCCAGCAAGCGCGGCGGCACCGAGGACATCACCCTGGAGGCGATCAAGAACGACGACATCGGGCTGGTGCGCCGCATCCCGCAGCGGCTGGGCCGCGCCGGGGCCCGCACGCTCTACAAGTTCGCCTT